ATGAAGCGTGAAGAAATCGCTGATCTGATGGCGTTTGTCGTCGTTGCAGAGGAGCGTAGCTTCACTCGCGCAGCAGCCCGCCTGAGCATGGTGCAGTCAGCTTTAAGCCAGATAGTGCGCCGTATAGAAGAACGATTGGGATTGCGGCTTCTGACGCGAACCACGCGCAGCGTTGTACCCACTGAAGCGGGCGAGCATCTTTTGTCTGTTCTTGGCCCTATATTGCATGACATAGATTCTGCCCTGACATCCCTGAGCGATCTGCAGAACCGCCCATCCGGGACAATACGTATTACTACTGTAGAACATGCAGCAAAAACGATATTGTTACCAGCCATGCGCACATTCCTGAAATCGCATCCTGAAATTGATATTCAGCTTACCATTGATTATGGTTTGACCGATGTCGTTTCTGAACGTTTTGATGCAGGCGTCCTGAGGTGTACTGGCAATAGCGGACACTACCATTTGTTCTTTTTTTAAGCAGCCATCTGATGATATTTTTCCCTGAAGGCTGCCGGGGAGATATTCCCCAGACGAGAGTGACGACGCTGACGATTGTAGAAAATCTCAATGTATTCCCGTATTACTGAGATGGCTTCATCCCGGTTATTAAAACGATAGTGGCTCAGGCTCTCATTTTTCAGCGTTCCCCAGAAGCTTTCCATCGGAGCGTTGTCGTAACAGTTACCTTTACGCGACATTGATGTTTTCAGACCAAACTGCTCCTGTATGACCCGGTAATCGTATGCGCAGTACTGTGAACCTCGATCAGAGTGGTGGATTAGCCCGGCAGGTGGGCGCTGGCTCCTGAGCGCCATAAACAGGGCTTTACCTGTCAGCTCTTTTGTCATGCGCTCTCCCATGGCGTAGCCGACAATTTCACACGTATAAACATCTTTGATGCCAGCGAGGTACAACCATCCCTCCTGTGTGGCAACATACGTCAGGTCCGCCACCCAGACCTGATTTGGTGCTGTAGGAGCGAACGTCTGGTTCAGCAGATTTGGCGCAACTGGCAGATTGTGGTTCGGGTTCGTAGTCGCTCTGAACTTGCGTTTCTGCTTACAGCGTAGCCTCAGCTCCTTACGAAGACGTGCCAGTCGGTCACGACCAACGATGATGCCATTCTCTGCCAGCTCCGTCTGGAGCCGCCGGGTTCCATATGTTTCGCGAGTGCGGATATGTGCCACCTTAATCTCCAGTTTTAGCCGCTCATCACTTTGTTTTCTGTCTGAGGGTTCATGCTGTACCCAGTTGTAATAACCGCTCCTGGATACACCAAATACCTGACACATCGCTTCAATGGGAAATTGTTGTCGCCATTGTTCGATTAACGCGTATTTTTCAGCGACTCCTGTGCAAAATACGCTGTTGCTTTTTTTAATATATCTCGCTCAAGGCGAGCTTCATTTAACGCCTTACGCAGCTGCAGAATTTCAGATTCCAGTTCAGCCAGCGTGCGGGAACCAGGAGTACCGAGCCCTTTTCTGGCGGCGGTAACCCATTGTCCTAAAGTGCCTTCAGGAAGAGATAATCGGGAAGCGCCTTCACTGATCGAAAGTTGATTTTCAAGAACCGTTCTGACAGCTTCGGCTTTGAACTCTTTAGAGTAACGTTGGGTTTTTCTGCTCATTATTAGCTCCTTCTGATGCCATTCTATTTCAGGAAGGAGCGTCCGTTAAACTCAGGCTACCTCACTTATTCTAAGCAACCGGGTAGCATCATACGGGGCAATTATGGCCGCATTACCATACATGCAACTGTACATAGCTGATTATCTGGCTGACACCATGCATTTGTCAGCAGAGGAGCACGGCGCGTATTTGTTGCTGATGTTCAATTACTGGCAAACAGGAAAGCCAATACCCAAAAACAGGTTGGCAAAAATTGCCCGTCTGACTAACGAGCGATGGGTTGATGTTGAACCATCCTTGCGGGAGTTTTTTTGTGATAACGGCGACGAATGGATGCATCTTCGGATTGAGGAAGATCTGGCATCTGTCAGAGAAAAATTAACCAAAAAATCAGCCGCAGGAAAAGCATCTGTTCAGGCCAGAAGAAGCAGAAAGGAAGCAGATGTTCAAACAAAACAAGAGAGAAATTTAACAGGTGTTCAAACAGATGTTGGAGTGGTGTTCGAACATGATGCTGGATTTGCCCCTATATTTCCAGACATCTGTTATCACTTAACCCATTACAAGCCCGCTGCCGCAGATATTCCCGTGGCGAGCGATAACCCAGCGCACTATGCGGATGCCATTCGTTATAATGCTCGAACGCCTCTGCAAGGTTCTTTGCTGCCGTTAACCCGTCTGGTTTGGGCATGATACTGATGTAGTCACGCTTTATCGTTTTCACGAAGCTCTCTGCTATTCCGTTACTCTCCGGACTCCGCACCGCCGTGTTCTTCGGTTCAAGTCCCAACATCCGGGCGAACTGGCGTGTTTCATTAGCCCGGTAGCATGAACCATTATCCGTCAGCCACTCCACTGGAGACGACGGAAGATCGTTGCCGAAGCGGCGTTCCACCGCTCCCAGCATGACGTCCTGTACTGTTTCACTGTTGAAGCCGCCGGTAGTCACCGCCCAGTGCAGTGCCTCACGATCACAGCAGTCCAGCGCGAACGTGACACGCAGTCTCTCTCCGTTATCACAGCAGAACTCGAACCCGTCAGAGCACCATCGCTGATTGCTTTCTTTCACGGCCACTCTGCCTGTATGTGCCCGTTTCGATGGCGGTACAGCAGGTTTTCGCTCAAGCAACAGCGCATTCTGGCGCATGATCCGGTAAACACGTTTGGCATTGATCGCAGGCATACCATCAAGTTCTGCCTGTCTGCGAAGCAGCGCCCATACCCGACGATAACCATACGTGGGCAGCTCTCCGATAACATGGTGTATACGGAGAAGCACATCCGTATCATCAGTGTGACGACTGCGGCGGCCATCCATCCAGTCATCGGTTCGTCTGAGAATGACGTGCAACTGCGCACGCGACCCCCGGAGACAACGGCTGACTAAGCTTACTCCCCATCCCCGGGCAATAAGGGCGCGTGCGCTATCCACTTTTTTGCCCGTCCATATTCAACGGCTTCTTTGAGGAGTTCATTTTCCATCGTTTTCTTGCCGAGCAGGCGCTGGAGTTCTTTAATCTGCTTCATGGCGGCAGCAAGTTCAGAGGCAGGAACAACCTGTTCTCCGGCGGCCACAGCAGTAAGACTTCCTTCCTGGTATTGCTTACGCCAGAGAAATAACTGGCTGGCTGCTACACCATGTTGCCGGGCAACGAGGGAGACCGTCATCCCCGGTTCAAAGCTCTGCTGAACAATTGCGATCTTTTCCTGTGTGGTACGCCGTCTGCGTTTCTCCGGCCCTAAGACATCAATCATCTGTTCTCCAATGACTAGTCTAAAAACTAGTATTAAGGCTATCACTTAAATAAGTGATACTGGTTGTCTGGAGATTCAGGGGGCCAGTCTAGATGCCAACACAAAGGCAACTAATAAAGATACAGATAAAGATCTAAAAACAGATCTAACCCATCCCAAACCCTTCCCTTCCGGAAGGGAGTTTCGGGATTTTGTGGCTGGAGTGCTTGAGGGGAGATTATCTGGCGGTACTGCAGCGGAATTTTGTAATTCTGCGGTGGTTGCGTTGCAGGCTGCTGGCCTGGATGTCTGTCGTGAGTATCCGGTGCCAGAGCGTGGTGACGGTTGCGGAGGGCGGATTGATATCGTCGTGACTGACAGGAACGGTGTCCGGTGTGGGATCGAGCTTGACCGAAATTCTCCGCGACAGAAATCACTGCTCAAAATCGGTGCTGTTGAAACCGGGATATGTGTCTTGCGGCGCAGTGATATCGCAAGGCACACCGAGCAGGGAATTCTGGTTATCGGTGGGGCTGTTCGCCAGAAAAAATTTGACCCGTTGTCAGTTGATCTGCCCGACTGGTTGCCAGATACACTCTGGCATGAGTGGGTCCAGTTCAGGCAGGCATTGCGAAAACCGATTCGAACGGAGCTGGGCGCTAACGGGGCGATACGGGAACTGGAAAAATTCCGTCAGCAGGGTTTTACACCTGAGCAGGTGATTCGACACAGCATCGCCAATGAATACCAGGGTCTGTTCGCGCCGAAAGGTGTTCGGCCTGAGACGTTGCTCCGACAGGTTAACACCGTCTCGTTGCCGGACAGTGCGATCCCGCCAGGCTTCAGGGGGTAACAGACCATGAAAAATATTGCGACAGGAGGCGTTCTGGAGCGTATCCGCAGACTGACCCCACCACATGTAACCGCCCCATTCAGAACGGTTGCGGAGTGGCGCGAGTGGCAACTTGCTGAAGGCCAGAAACGTTGCGAGGAGATCAACCGCCTGAATCGTCAGTTGCGGGTGGAAAAAATTCTGAACCGCTCCGGCATCCAGCCGTTGCACCGGAAGTGTTCGTTTGCGAATTACCGGGCGCAGAACGACGGTCAGCGACATGCACTGAGTCAGGCGAAATCCATAGCTGACGAACTGATGACAGGCTGTACGAATTTTGTGTTCAGCGGTAAGCCCGGCACCGGAAAAAATCATCTTGCAGCCGCGATTGGCAACCGGCTGATGGCGAAGGGGCGTAGCGTGATTATCGTCACCGTGTCCGATGTCATGAGCGTGTTGCATGAGAGCTACGACAACGGCAAATCCGGTGAAAAATTTTTACAGGAGCTTTGTGGTGTTGACCTGCTGGTCCTGGATGAAATTGGCATGCAGCGGGATACGAAAAACGAGCAGGTGGTACTGAACCAGATTGTTGATCGCCGGACGGCATCGTTACGCGGTGTGGGGATGCTGACAAATATTAACCATGCAGCGATGAATACACTTCTCGGCGAGCGGGTGATGGATCGCATGGTCATGAACGGCGGGCGCTGGGTGAATTTTAACTGGGAGAGCTGGCGTCCGAATGTTAGCCATTCGAGGGTTGTTAAGTAGTTTCAGGAGGATTTATGGCGAAACCTTTTACTCCCGAACAGCGGGAAGAACTGAAGACGCGAATTGTGGAACTCGTGCATCAGGACGGTCGGGTCACGATTCGGCAGTTGTCAGATGAAACAGGTATCAGTCGTGCGTCTGTCGGTCGCTTATGCATGGAACTGGTCGCAAGTGGTGATGTATATAATTCTGGCTACGGGGTATTTCCCTCTGAACAGGCTCATAAAGACTGGCAAAACGCCCGCAAAAAGCTATCGAGGGTAAAGGTGAAGAAACCGGTTGTGGTTGATCCTGACCTTATCTGGTCATTACCAGACGGAGAAATACGCCGCTACGACAGGCGCCTGAATATAATCTGTCGCGAGTGCCGGAAGAGCGAAGCTATGCAGCGCGTGCTGGCGTTTTATCAGGGGAAATTTCAGGAGGCGGTACTGTGAGTAAAATTAGCTATCAGGCTTCAATTACCGCTGGTATTCGCATCAAAGGAGAGGAGCATGGAAATAAAACCAGAAGATGAGTTAAGCAATATCGTTTTATTTCCGGTAAAAGAGGATGACCCACGTAATCAGGTTAATTTTCTTTATGAACCATCGGAAAGACCATATTGCCATCACGCCTCTGTCCGGGTTGACGAAAAAGAGCGTCAGGTCCGCTGTAAAATCTGCGGTGCGGTTGTGGAGCCGTTTGACTGGATGCTCTCTGTGGCAAAAAGAGAAACCAGACTGGCAGATGATGTAAGGCTATTGCGCCAGGAGGAACAGGAAAGGCGGAGAAATATAGAAAAGCTGATACAGATTGAGCGTAACGCGAAAGCGCGGATACGCAGGGCGACAAAATCCAGAACTGAATAATTAAATTTAGCACTGTTAAAAATTTAATCCTTAACCGGAGGGATTTCTGCACCCTCAAATCATCAGGAGACCGCCCGAAAGGGCGGTAATGAATGGTTACATTATTTAGAAAAAAATATCCGCGAAAGAGTAGAACAACAGAATTCCTGTTTCTCATTCTGTTTATCGTGTTGATGACACCGATATCCCCGCTAATTTTTGTCTGGATAATCGGAAAAATAATTGAGCCAGTTATTGAATTGTATAACGACGTGGTATGGGCGTCATTCAACACACTGCACAATAAAATTAATCCGTATAAGGAAAGCTGATATGGCACTGACGAAAAAACAACGTGCAGAACTGCGCATGAAGTTCGGTGGTCGCTGCGCTTATTGCGGCTGCGAACTTGGCGAAAAGTGGCATGCAGACCATGTAAAACCGGTCATTCGTTTTGATGGAAATATGCTTCACCAGGAACGTGACGATATATCCAACATGGTACCAGAATGCCACCCATGCAATCTGCACAAGCATTGCAGTAGCCTAGAAGATTATCGACGAATTATCAGTGATGGTCGTCGTGAATTCCTTGCGTCCGGGAAAGGCAAAGCGCTGGTTCGTATGGGATTGGTTGAAATGAAATCTGACCCGGTTGTGTTCTGGTTTGAAAAATATCAAGAAGGGGCTACGGCATGGCCACTATTACCAAAGAGCGACTGCAATGGCTGGCTAACATTTCTGGCCGCGATGATATTGACGATATAGACGGCGGTGAAATTCGTGAACTGGCGCTTATCGCTCTGGCATCACTGGAAGCAGAGCCTGTAGCGGAATGCATTGTTGAAGATGGGGGCATGTGTATTGACGGGTTCGGTGAGTATGTGGGTCACTCGCTGCCTGATGGAATGCATGAGCTTTATGCTGCCCCGCGAATGCGACAACCTGATGGATGGAAAGCCGTAGCTGTAGCGTGGAAGGTGACGTTTACTCAAGTTGACCAGGAATCTAATACGTTCACTGCTATATATTTTGACAAAGCGGAAGTTGAGCGTTGGGTACGACTGCATAAAGCATGTGATTTTCGGGCAGATATAACACCGCTTTACGCAGCGCCGGCAGTGCCGGTTGCAGTAAACGACGACATGGCTTACGCATTCCATCACGCACTGTCAGATTCATCGCTTGGCTCTGGTGAAATCGAAGAAATTAAAACCGGTTTGCGTGCTGCCTTTGCCAACGTCACTATCCAACCAGAGCCGATAGTGCCGGATGAAATCGGGCCAAACGATAGTAATACGTTTGATTATGTTGATGGCTGGAACGCCTGCCGCGCTGCCATGCTTAAGGGAGATAAATAATGATTAATCGAACCAAACTGGAGCACATTCTCGAATATGCCAGGCAGCAGAAATGTATTGGGCAACTTTGTAAAATTCCACCAGGAGATATGGTTGAAATCGTGGAAATGGCCATGCGTAAGGCTGGCAACTCTCCGGTAACTCTGGCTGGCTGGATAAGCTGTAGTGATGCAGTTCCTGCTGAATATTGCGATGTGATTCTTCTCGATGATCTCGGGAATGTATTCCCCGGTTCCTGGGATAAGGTTTTTTGCCCCACTCGTGGCGGGAATAAGATGGCTTTTGTGGACAAAGACGGCGTTGAAGTAGAGAGCTCAACTCACTGGATGCCGCTACCGGAACCACCGCAGGAGGTGAATCAATGACCTGGCCTGAGGCATTCACCACGGTAGGAATTGCGATGGCGGTGGCGCTGGTGGTGTATTCGATTTGCCGTTGGGGTTAACAAACAAAAACCCCGGATTGATGGTCCGGGGTTTTTGAAGGAAACAAAACAGAAACAGCAATTGCCGTTACCTGTTGTTACCATGGCAAGTAAACGTATCTCAGGCGAGCGCATTGCGCCGTTCTGACGCAGATAAATTAGCCTGGATAGAAGGTGCTGGCAATAAAAAATAGCGTTTTCTTATCGGTATCGGTAAGATTGCTGCGGGTGCTTGAGGCTGTCTGCCTCGGGCATGCCACTGTAAGGCAGACAGAGAAAAGCCCCAGTTAACATTACGCGTCCTGCAAGACGCTTAACATTAATCTGAGGCCCAATCTATGTCTCACAAATGTAGGTTAGCCTCTTACGTGCCGAAAGGCAAGGAGAAGCAGGCTATGAAGCAGCAAAAGGCGATGTTAATCGCCCTGATCGTCATCTGTTTAACCGTCATAGTGACGGCACTGGTAACGAGGAAAGACCTCTGCGAGGTACGAATCCGAACCGGCCAGACGGAGGTCGCTGTCTTCACAGCTTACGAACCTGAGGAGTAAGAGACCAGGCGGGGGAGAAATCCCTCGCCACCTCTCATGTGTCAGGCATCCTCAACGCACCCGCACTAAACCCGCTTCGGCGGGTTTTTTGTTGCGTGCTGAATACGCAGGGTGAAAAATAACCATATATTTGATTATATACACAACAAAAAATAAAAGTCATTGTACTTGCACATTAAACAATCAAATATACGGCGTGAAATAAATATTTTTCAGATTAATATTTTTGTCTCTATGTGGATATAACCGTTTGTACTTATAAACCTGGAGGCATCGTGGAGAAAATAAAGAAACTATTTAGTAGCAAATACGCAGTCATACGTCGTGATGACCTGTCAGTTATAGTCGAAATGGATTACTTCCCTGAAACCCCAAAATCAATAATGTATCGTAATGGTCGAAAGGCAATTTTTTTACCGATGAGGGTAAGTGACATTATGGGAAATGATAAACTGCTGGATGAATTGCGAGTCAGAGCATCCTGTTAGTAGGTAATGACTCCAACTTACTGATAGTGTTTTATGTTCAGATAATGCCCGATGACCTTGTCATGCAGCTCCACCGATTTTGAGAACGACAGTGACTTCCGTCCCAGCCTTGCCAGATGTTGTCTCAGATTCAGATTATGTCGCTCAATGCGCTGAGTGTAACGCTTGCTGATAACGTGCAGCTTTCCCTTCAGGCGTGATTCATACAGCGGCCAGCCATCCGTCATCCATACCATGACCTCAAAGGCCGACAGCAGGCTCAGAAGACGCTCCAGTGTGGCCAGAGTGCGTTCACCGAAGACGTGCGCCACAACCGTCCTCCGTATCCTGTCATACGCGTAAAACAGCCAGCGCTGACGTGATTTAGCACCGACGTAGCCCCAATGTTCGTCCATTTCAGCGCAGACAATCACATCACTGCCCGGTTGTATGCGCGAGGTTACCGACTGCGGCCTGAGTTTTTTAAGTGACGTAAAACCGTGTTGAGGCCAACGCCCATAATGCGTGCACTGGCGCGACATCCGACGCCATTCATGGCCATATCAATGATTTTCTGGTGCGTACCGGGCTGAGAGGCGGTGTAAGTGAACTGTAGTTGCCATGTTTTACGGCAATGAGAGCAGAGATAGCGCTGATGTCCGGCAGTGCTTTTGCCGTTACGCACCACGCCTTCAGTAGCGGAGCAGGAAGGACATCTGATGGAAATGGAAGCCACGCAAGCACCTTAAAATCACCATCATACACTAAATCAGTAAGTTGGCAGCATTACCCTGTTAGTATTGGCATTAATTCTGGTATACTACATAACGGGCTGAACACCCATTCTACTGCGCCAGCGGAGAACTACGATGGCGCATATACAACTGGTCAAACAAACCTCTTCCGGATTACTTCTCCCGGCGACGCCGGAGAGTTGCGATTTTTTGCATCAAATCAAAATAGGTGAGTGGATACACGCAGACTTTAAGCGTGTGCGTAACTACGCATTCCACAAGCGTTTTTTCAAACTCCTGCAACTGGGATTTGATTACTGGACTCCGGTCGGTGGGGCGATCACGCCTCGCGAACGAAAACTGGTATCAGGCTTCGTTGATTACCTGTGCGAATCAGTAGGTCGGGAACACACTCCAGCCCTGAGTGATGCCGCAGAGCAATACCTTAATACAGTTGCGACATGCAGAACCCGGGATACGGCATTGCTAAAGTCGTTTGACGCTTTCCGCGAGTGGGTAACCATTCAGGCCGGATTTTACACCGAGCATATTTATCCTGATGGTAGTCGTGGGCGCAGGGCAAAATCTATCGCATTTGCGAACATGGACGAAACCGAGTTTCAGCAGGTTTATAAATCTGTACTGAATGTGCTGTGGAACTGGATCCTGTTCCGTAAATTTTCCTCTCCGGAGGAAGTCGAAAATGTGGCCGCGCAGTTACTGGAGTTTGCGTAATGGTGGATTTACGTAAAGCGGCGCGGGGGCAGATGTGCACCGTCAGAATTCCTGGCTACTGCAATCACAATCCCGAAACTTCTGTGCTGGCGCATTACAGGCTGGCGGGGACGTGCGGAACAGCGACAAAACCACACGATATGCAGGCAGCGATTGCCTGTAGCTCATGCCACGATTTAATCGACGGGCGGGTAAAAACCAGCGATTACACCAAAGAAGAATTACGCCTGATGCATGCAGAAGGTGTTTTTCGCACACAAGAAATCTGGAGAAAGGAAGGTTATTTATGATTTACCCAACAAATACAGGCAAAAGCGGGGAACACCTTCGTCTCACCACGCTGGAAAGTGTCTGGATTCAGGGAAAACTGCGCATGTGGGGGCGCTGGTCGTATATTGGCGGCGGTAAGACGGGAAATATGTTTAACCAGTTGCTGGCATCCAAAAAATTGACGAAAACAGCCGTCAATGAAGCCCTGCGCAGGATGAAAAAAGCGGGAATAGAGAAACCTGAGCTGGAAGCGTTTTTGCGAGAGATGATCAATGGCAAGCAAAAGACCTGGCTGGCGCATTGTACTGATGCAGAGGCGTTATGTATTGATAGAGTCATAAGTGAGGTGCTGGCAGAGCATCCTGGATTGATTAGTGTCCTCCGGCAACGGTATGAAGGGCGGGGGATGACTAAGCGTAAAATGGCTGAATTGCTGAATGACGCACACCCTGAGTGGTGTTTCCGGACGTGCTGCAGTCGGGTAGATGTATGGCTAAATCTTGCTGAATATATGCTCTATCTACCGATGCGTGATGCATTCTCTTCCGGGGATCTAAAAACCGTTTGTTGACTCAATCTGTTATCCGGGGCTATATTCCTCACGCGCAGCAAAATCTGGCGTCGGGATTGGCGTCCCGGATGTTTACGGAGCGATATGAGACGCGCCCGCGTCTTTTTTCATATCGTTTGCACAGTCACATTCGCGATTTATGGCGGGCTGTGTGGGGGAGCCGAAAGGCTCGCCGGTTTCCGTACCCGGTTACGCCAACCCTGCACAGTTCGCCACCAGTTCATCGATAGGAATTAAAACCCCAAAAAGATTAAAAAAACACCACAAAACGGATGTTTCTTCAACACCACTTTTGCTCCATATGAACGGAACCGACGATTAAACTGGATGGCTCTGATTGATTCAGGGTATGAATGGCGGTTTTTTGCTCCGTTTCCCTCAAAATGGACGCAACTTCCCCTCTGCGGCTCTCAGCAGCACCACCGCATCCGGGCCAGCGGCTCATGCATCAGGACCTGCTCTGCCAGACGGTAGCCCCGCTTCAGCCCCGTAAAACGCATCTGACTCCCGCACAGCACGCACTTCAGCGGGTCAACCTTCAGTAACCTCTGATATATCCCTCTCCAGGTGATTTGCATCGCCGTTTTTCTCACTGTCTCCGTTATGATGTACACCACTTCTTCCAGTAACCGCCGTTTCGCCGGACTCAAAAAACCGTAGTACCTCACCATACGGAACCCCTTATCCGCCACATGCCAGGAGAACCTTTCCATGAACTCATCTCCACTCATCAACAGGTATTCTTCCCGTTTTGTTCGGTGACTGTTGTAACGCAGACCGATTTCATCCTGACCGGCATAATGCTCCAGACGACTCATCGGCACCGGTGGCTTTTTCAGGTAAGAGCCAAAGTACACCGCCACATGGGTGGCATTATCCATCACCCGGGATACGTTGACATTTCAGCCACGGCGGTAATGCGTGTCCAGGAAGCGATTCCATTCCCGTTTACTGCTTCCTTCTGCTGCCAGCGCATCCGGCATCACCAGGTCAGGGTATTTCCGTGACAGCAACCGTGTTATCCGGTAGCGCCACATGCTCATCACCTTACGGGCGTAAAAATGAAGATTTTTCCAGGTGTGGCCCGACGTCACACCACCGGCAGTTGTCGATAAATGGATATGCGGATGCCACTGCTGGTCACGCCCCCATGTGTGGATCACCGTGAATATCCCCGGCTCCACATCTGCCTGATGGCAGATTTCCAGTATCACATCCGCTGCAATGCGGCTCATCTCTGCCAGTAACCACCGGTTGTGGAACACCAGGGACCAGTACTGGCAGGGAAGTGTGAACACAATATGCTGCCACGGGCAGTCGGGGACCAGGCTCAGCAGATACTGTATCCACTGTGCGCCAGCCTTCACCCCGCAGTGCGGGCAGGAGCGGCTTTTACACCGGAAGCAGACCTTTTTTGTATGGCAACAGTCCGGTGATGAACAACACCACTGCGTGTAGCCCATCAGTGTGGTCCCGCAGGCCATGATTTTTGTCACTGATTCAATTACCACCGGACGGACTGCCCCTTCCGGTTGTTTCTCCAGCCAGTTAAGCCAGCGGTTTCCCTGCTGAAAAATATCGGCAAAACGGGGAAGCATCAGAAGGGCGGGGCGACTCCGTCCGGCCAGTGAACCGTGCCACACTCCGGGCAGTACATACCGCTGGCGCTGATACCGGCAAGAATGGTCGCAAATTCCCGCTCCGTGCAGCGGGCGATTTCCGGATACCCTTCGTCATCAACACGTACAAACCAGAAGACCAGCTTTTTGTTTCCCGCATCCACAAAGAACGGAATATTCAGGTCTGCGCAGCATTCAACGGCATCGTCAAAACTATCAAAGCGCAGAACTTCTGCGTCTTCTTCGTCAAAAAAATCATCTTCGTGAAGCTTCACGACATAGCGGGGAAGTTTGCTTCTTTGAGAGGCGGGTTTACGTTTACGGGGTTTAGCTGAACGGGCCATATAACCACCTGAAAGACAATGACATTGCCTGTTTTTATAACGGTAATTGCAGACCATGACAAGCCGCAGCCGTCAGGCTGCCTACTCGAGAGCGACTACGAACCCGAACCACAATCTGCCAGTTGCGCCAAATCTGCTGAACCAGACGTTCGCTCCTACAGCACCAAATCAGGTCTGGGTGGCGGACCTGACGTATGTTGCCACACAGGAGGGATGGTTGTACCTCGCTGGCATCAAAGATGTTTATACGTGCGAAATTGTCGGCTACGCCATGGGAGAGCGCATGACAAAAGAGCTGACAGGTAAAGCCCTGTTTATGGTGCTCAGGAGCCAGCGCCCACCTGCCGGGCTAATCCACCACTCTGATCGAGGTTCACAGTACTGCGCATACGATTACCGGGTCATACAGGAGCAGTTTGGTCTGAAAACATCAATGTCGCGTAAAGGTAACTGTTACGACAACGCTCCGATGGAAAGCTTCTGGGGAACGCTGAAAAATGAGAGCCTGAGCCACTATCGTTTTAATAACCGGGATGAAGCCATCTCAGTAATACGGGAATACATTGAGATTTTCTACAATCGTCAGCGTCGTCACTCTCGTCTGGGGAATATCTCCCCGGCAGCCTTCAGGGAAAAATATCATCAGATGGCTGCTTAAAAAAAGAACAAATGGTAGTGTCCGCTATTGCCAGTACACCTCACAGATTCCTGTTATTACCACCGAACTTTTGGCGCAGCTTTACGGCACTGAGCCGGTGCGTATTCGCCAGAATCATCATGAGAACAAAGTACGCTTCGTTGAAGGGAAACACTTTTTCAAAGTTGTTGGTAATGACCTTAAAGAATTGCGGGTCGCTTTAAACTACTCACAAAATCCAGTTTCACCCAAAGCCCGCTCCCTCATCCTCTGGACAGAACGAGGCGCAGCACGCCACGCCAAAATGCTCGAAACCGATCAGGCGTGGGATGTGTTCGAAAAACTGGAAGACTGCTATTTCAGTCAAAGGGATCCGTCAACGCCAGTTTCATGCCAGAAAAGTTACGACACGCGAGTTCTCTGTTATCAGAGAGGCGGTGTCACTGTTTCCACAATTCAGTTACGGGATGATGATATTGTTATTTCCCTTGAGTCATGGCTGGAACTGGCGAGAGCCAATGGTTGGTTTGTTGTTCGCAGAGATAAACTGGTGGAAAGGTTGATGCAGCTTTAAAAAAGTTCTTGCATTTTTGCACATAAACTGCTTCAATTCCGGTAAGCTTCGCAAAGCTGTATCGCGAGGCGAATAGCAGACATGGACACTTGAAAGAACCCGCTTTATGCGGGTTTTTTTGTGCCTGAAAAATGGCACAGGGCGTTAAACGCGCTGGTGGTCAGATGAGTTTGCAGATGTGATGACATATGGTTATTATTCTGCCTCCGGCCCTTTAGCTCAGTTGGTCAGAGCGAGCGACTCATAATCGCCAGGTCGCTGGTTCAAGTCCAGCAAGGGCCACCAACCACCACTAGCTCATCCGGATAGAGCATCAACCTTCTAAGTTGACGGTGCGAGGTTCGAGTCCTCGGTGGTGGGCCAGCGCCGACTTAGCTCAGCAGGCAGAGCAACTGACTTGTAATCAGTAGGTCACCAGTTCGATTCCGGTAGTCGGCACCATATGCGGGCATCGTATAATGGCTATTACCTCAGCCTTCCAAGCTGATGATGCGGGTTCGATTCCCTTCGCCCGCTCCATGACACTTCTTAAAGTCTACTAACTTACTGAATCCTAAGGGATACGGCTTAACGCCTTCCGATAGTTTTACTCACTGTAACCAACACTGTGACTAACTTTGTTGAAGTAGTGAGCAGACCTAAGGTCTCAGTACATGCTCAAGTCAAGAACCTACCTTTATCAGCGTAATGGTGTCTTTTACATCCGTCTTAGGATGAAGACCACTAGTCGCCTGACCGCTTCGCTTCCTTCTCACAACCGTTATAAACTAGCGTCAGTATCTTTACGGACCAAGGATAGACGTACCGCTATGGCTCACTCACGGCACATCAAGTCAGCACTTAAAGCAATCCATGCAGACAACCCTAACGCCTCTTATGAGGAGCTACGGGAGCACCTGAAGACCATTGTCGAGTGGGAACTTAGTGTCAGCCGTGATGACCTGAACGACCCGGAGTCCTACCAGCTTTACGTTGACCAGTACGATGACATTAAGTCCAAACTTCGGGAAGCTGTAGCGACCGAGCGTCTGACTGTAGACCAGCATCGCTATATTAATGACGTTATCGGTGTGCTTAAGGCCTGTCAGGATAGACTCAATGGCGATAGCTCTGGCCTATTGTCTTACCTTGAGCCTGAGACTGGCAGTCTAAGACCGTCCGTCTCCCTATCTGTATTGGCGGAACCTGAAGTCCCTGAACCTAAAGCACTGACCCTCGCGTCTCTCATTGAGCAGTACGAGCAGGAGAACGCCCAGAACTGGAAGCCAGCGACCCTAAGCGAAAACCGAGCGTCACACTCTACGCTAATCGAGATATTCGACTATCTGGATATTCAGGATGTCGGCAAGGCGACCCGTGCAGATATGCTCAGAGTTCGTGAAGTCCTCCAGCAGCTACCGAAGAACCGCAAGCAACGCTTTAAGTCTATGCCGCTGTCTGACTTGCTGAACCGGGAGTCTAAGACTGACTGTCTGGACGTCGTTACCATTAACAATAAATATCTTATCAAGATGGCTGCTGTGTTTAAGTGGGCGGTACGCAACGACTTGATAGCTAAGAACCTGACCGAAGGTCTTGAGCTGAAAGTCCCTCAGCGTAAAGCCTCCGACGCTCGTGATGCGTTCAGTCCTGAGCAGGTAGGGCAACTACTGGTCGCAGCTAAAGCGTACTCGCAGAAGACCTCAGGTAAGCCATACCATTATTACGTCACCGCTCTGGCTGCGATTACAGGTGCGAGACTTAACGAGGTGGCCCAACTTCAGGTTAAAGATGTCAGGACCACTGAGGCTGGGACCGTTTTTATCCATATCAACGAAGACGATAGCAGCCTGCCGGGTAAGAGTATCAAGAACGCCCACAGTGACCGCTGTGTCCCGTTGGTAGATGGTGCTTATGGTTTTGTATTGGCTGACTTTATGTCACTCGTGGAAGACCGTAGAAAGACTGAGGGTGATAATGCTATGGTGTTCAATGGCCTCAAGCTAATGAAGAACGGCTACGGTGAGCAGGTTAGCAAGTGGTTTAACCGAACGTTGCTGCCCAAAGTCCTCGCTGACCGTAGCGGCTTAGCTTTTCACTCGTTTAGACATACAGTTGCGACCCAGTTAAAACAACATGGGGTCGAGTTAGCGTATGCTCAGGCGATTATGGGTCATAGCTCAGGGTCTATAACTTACGACCGTTACGCGAAAGAGGTCGAGGTGGAAACGCTGAAAGAAAAATTAGCGGAGTCATTGTCAGTAAAAAAAATAGACGGAAAGTAATCGCATAGGGATAGCGGAATGTGAGGACGTAATGGTCAAAGAATTTTTAGTTAGCAAAGAAAATAAGCCTTCATATGAATGTATGAATACTGCTGAAACTTGTTTGGGGCTGGCTGGAATGGCTTCGGAAGATTGGCAACGTGAGCATCATTGCCGCACAGGTATAATATTTACTGCTTTTGCTATTGAGGCAATGTTCATCTTCTATAGAAAACAGGTTGACCCCGGCTACGATAAGACGCAGAAAGAGTGCAGAAAGACAATGCACAAGAATACGTTAAAATTGTGCGGTATAAACAATTATATGGGGACAAAACCTTACCAAATTATCAAAGAGTGTCTTGAGGTAAGAGACGCTATTGCTCACGGCGATTCGTATACTTCGAGCTTTAATTTCTCGGCGGATCATTTGGATAACCAAGACGATATTGCAAAAAGTGTCCTGGCGGTAAACTCTGAACAATTTCGGGGATTAACTGTTGAGCGCCTTGCAAAATACATTGAAATGGCAAAGCATATTGACCATGAGATTTCTGATAATGGTTACAGGCCTTCTGAAGGTTACCTTCCAGCAGCCGAGCGCAGAAGTCTGATGTTAGCTTTTGGCGTCAGTGGTGTGTCAATGTGGCCCAGTGCTTGAGCGATAATACACCTCACTATAGAGGAATGGACCCTTAACTATCACTATAGGGGAGAGACCCTAAGTCCCCACCTTAATAGCAGTCACGACCCATACACACATTCATTAAGTCTCAGGCTTCCGGTAGCGGACCGATTGGAAACCATCCGCAGACGCCTAGTGTTAAATCACCTTGGCCTGAGACCATTCCTTTTAACGTAAGCTATCTTCCCTTTTGACAGGCGGGGAGCAGTAGACCACATCCGACTTTAAGTTGGCTCTGTGATAATCGCTGCGCGGATAACTGAAGAACCAAGACACCATTACTGAGGTCTGCCATCCATTTGTGGACAGGCGGAAACTCAAAGAGGTTAGATCAGTGGTGTCTGAGGTTGGAGCTTTGAGTCTTGACCAGCAGGCTGGAGGAGACCATGAGTTTATCTTGTTATGGATTGTGTTATCACAATTCCAATAAGAAGAACTTTAAGTCCAGCCTCCACTCCCGCCAACCCGAAGTAAAATTATGGTCGCTATGATGTGGTCTCCATGCTTCGGGTCTTACTGGAAGTACTGAACACTTTCGCGTCAAGTTCTCCGAAGTTCATTCCTGTTTGACTAAACTATCACTATAGGGACCATATCTCGCCTCTGACCTCCTGAGAGACGGCAAGCGAGAAACCGTGGTCCACGCTAGCAAGCTAGCCACCAGCCTAAGGCAAGACAGCCTCTGGTCAGCCTGTGTGTTCTTTGGTCTCGTGACTTAAGTCTATCACCACACACGCTCGGACATGCTGTCGAACCTTCATCTCTATGGTCATCGCAGACCACTAACCCCAATTACCTCAAGTCATTCTGTTTGCGTCCTGTTGCCTGCTGGTCTCCCTTTACGTGGGGGCTTGAGTAGGTCAGTGGGGTGCGACTTCAGGGTGCAAACAAAAGGAGTACACGTAAATGTCCCAACAAGAAATCAGCGTCATTAACTGAACCGCTCCGGGTTTCCTGGAGAGTGTTTTATCTGTGAACTCAGGCTGCCAGATCATCGTTTCCGATGGAAGCATAATAAGCTTTTTCTGCTTCTGCCGGAGGGATGTGGCCCAGCCTTTCCAGCAATCGTCGATTGTTATACCAGTCCACCCACGTTAGTGTGGCCAGTTCCACTTCTGCACGGTTTTTCCAGCTCTTACGGTGTATTACCTCCGCTTTGTAAAGACCATTGATGCTCTCCGCCATCGCGTTGTCATACGAGTCGCCTGTACTTCCTGTTGATGCCAGTAATCCGGCTTCCTTAAGCCGCTGTGTGTAGGCCAGCGATACATACTGAGAACCTTTATCACTGTGATGGACCGTGCCGGACGGTCGACGGGCCCATAACGCCTGCTCCAGTGCATCCAGCACGAATGTCGTTTCCATGGACGATGAGACCCGCCACCCCACGATGCATCCGGCAAACACATCAATGATGAACGCCACATAGACGAAGCCCTGCCATGTGCTGACGTAAGTAAAATCAGCCACCCACAGCTGGTCAGGTCGTTCTGCCACGAACTGACGGTTTACGCGGTCGCCTGCGGCAACGGCTTTCCGGCTGATGGTCGTACGGACCTTTTTACCCCGGAGAACACCGGCAAGTCCCATAACCGCCATGAGACGTGCCACAGTGCATCTGGCCACTCTGATACCTTCCCGTAACAACTGACGCCAGACTTTACGCACACCGTATACCTTGTGATTTTCATCGTATACGCGCTGTATCTCTTTCTTCAGCCAGTCATCGCGCTGCGCACGGGCACTGCGTTTATCCGGATGATGTCGCTGTTGCTGACAGTGGTAATACGTTGACGGGGCAATATGCAGTTCGCTGCATAGCGGTCCGACCCCGTACTGCTCACGCAGCTTATCCAGCAGTGGCATCATTTTTTCCAGAGGCGGTCGAACTCCGCCTTCGCAAAATAAGCGGAAGCCTGGCGAAGGATATCGTTACTGCGGCGCAGTTCACGATTTTCACGCTCCAGCTCTTTCAGACGCTGACGTTCAGCGGTGGTGAGCCCTCCATCACCGCCCCCGGTATCCCGCTCATGCTGGCGAACCCAGACACGCAGAGTCTCCGGCGTACAGCCAATCTTTGGAGCAATGGAACAAATTGTCGCCCATTGTGAGTCATATTCGCCCTGACTTTCCAGAACCATACGGACTGCCCGTTGACGGACTTCGGGGGAAAAACGAGTATTTTTAGTCATCCTGTTTACCTCTTTCTCAGGAAGTTTAGTCTCCAGGATTCCCGGGGCGGTTCAAACCTCGACCAGCTTGTCTCCATGACCTCAGTTGAAATTGCTGAGCTGACAGGCAAGGAGCACCGAAATGTCCTGCGTGATATTCGCAATATGGCTGAGGAGCTTAACGCGCTCAAAACTGAGCAGTGCTCAAAACTGAGCAGTCATATCGGGGTGACTGAAGATGTCTATCTAAACGCGCAGGGGAAACAGCAGCCGCTGTATCGTCTCGACCGTAAGCATACTTTCATTCTGGTCGCTGGCTATTCCGTTCACCTCCGCGCCAAGTGTTACGACCATATTCAGACGTTAGAGCGTCGAGTCCTTCAACTGGAAGACCAGAAGAAGCGAGCAGCCATTCAGTCCGCTAACCGCCGAGGCGTGACTTGGGGCGACTACTGCAAAACCTATGGTCTGCCCGCTCAGAAGCTAATGACCGCACTTCTCCAGCATCGTGGCCTCTTTCGTAAGAACCCAATCAGTAACGAGTGGTCTGTAAATCCGAAGTATTCCGACTGCTTTCGTATCATTAAGCCGTCAGACCAGAAGTTCTCAGCAGGTGGGTATAACTTCCGGTTCAACGCTAAGGGGCTGGAGGTCTTCGGTAAGCCTGAGATGGTTGACAAGATGCGAGGCATCCTTATTGCATTCACTGGCACCGACCAGCAGAAGCAAGAGCACCTCCTGAAGCTGGCACAATCCGGTAAGGTGGAGGGAATCTAAGATGATGATTGACCCGCGCACACCTGAGGGGCGCATGACTCTCCGTTACCGTGGCTACCGGACTGAAGTCCTCCTCAGAGAGCTTGGTCTAGACCCGGAAGATGAGACCCGCCAGCACCAATCCCGAGACGAGCTAATAGCCCAACTGGTCGCTATGAAACTGCCGCTTAACCGTTAGTAGCTCACCTACTCAATACCTAATTTAAACACCTTTTGAGATGACCGATGCGGGGAGACCCGTAGGCCTTACTGTGCCTGCGATACCGATAGTCTCAACTCTCAAGAGGAGAATTACCTATGATGTTCAACAACAACAACTGGAAGCTGTCAGTCACCGACATCAACCTTTATGAAAACACTGTGAGTCTGGACGGTCAGTCCTATCCGTTGTCGCTCGCTATCAAGACCCTCATTCCGGGCTACCTGTCAGGCTTACCGTCCACCAGCCGCGAGGCGATGGAGTTACTGGAAGCTCTGGCTGAAGCTGGCGTGACCATTGGTAACTTCTTCAGTAATGACCTGATGACCGCCTACCAACGCCGCCAGATGAACAAACGAGCTGAAGCTGAGCGTATCGCTAAAGAGCTAGCGTCTCAGAAAGAGCGTACCCGCGAAATGTTCATGACCGAAGACGAATGGCAAAAAGAGCTACAGCGCCGCGAACAGGTCAAAGCTGAACGCCGGACCTATGGTGAAAACCTCCGCAGCGCTACTCATTCCGCTGGTCGCTCACGTGCCGCTATCGTCGCTGACCTTGAGTCAGGCGGTAACTGGATGGACAGCTTGTAAGCAAGCGTCCCTCATCTGAGAACACACGGTCCCTGACTGCCTGTTAGGGACTTCAAGTATTTGACTCAAGGAGATTAATTATAATGAATATGACTAAAAACGCTTTCCAGTTTGGCATTGAGCCTGTTCATATCACCGACAACGACAACCTTCAGGTTAATGAGGGCCTTCCGACTAACGCCGACCCTCAGGTCTATGCCCTCCAGTTAGCTAAGACTGTTAAGGCTATGCTGAACGGTGTACTTAAAGACGCTCAAGATAACATCCCGTTCCCTGTAGAAGTCCTGCCGACCCGTAACAGCTTACCGACTCCAATCATTGCTCACACTCTGGCTGACCGCTCTGTGCTGGTCCCTGTCCGTGGTGGTAAGCGACCTGAAGTTGTGACCGCTCCGTCTGGCGCTGAAATCACCGTTGAGCCGATTGAACAGGCGATCCTCGTGTCTCACCAAACAAAGCTTTGGGACCAGAAGTCGACCACTGGTTTCACTCAGGGGACGCTCCAGCAGGACGCACTGAACATCTGCGATAACGTGATTCGTACCATTAACTCTAAGATGGTTGACGTGCTGGAGTCCTCAAAGCTGCTGAAGACCGTAGAACTTCCGGCCCTGACTGGTAGCCTGACCGCTAAGGCTGACGCTATCATGGATGCCCTGTACGAGAACACGGAGTCTTCTTTCGGTTCTGAGGTTTCTGACTACGGCATTATCGCCCATGAGTCACACCTCAAGGCTCTCTCCCGTCTGGCTGCTAAGCAGGGCTTCGGTGGTGAAGACGCTATCGTCGATATGCTGGGGACTGACGTCGCCTATTACAACGGTGAAGACCGTGGCGTGTTCATGATGGCTAAGCGTTTTACGGCTCTGAGCTTCGGTTGCTTCCGTCACGATGGCGAGAGCATTACTGTGGTCCTTTCACGTGATGGAGACTCCCAGTCTCACGACCTTGAGATTCTCGGCAAGGTGTTTGTTGTAGCTGAAGCTGCTACGACCATCAAGATGGGTACTGGCTCGGCTACTGCTGTCCTGCCTGTAGTCAAACGCCTGAGCTTCACTAAAGAAGCTAACTAACAATAACGACTATTGGTCAGACTTCCGAACTGGATGTCTGGCCTTTATTTTGTACTAGTAATCTAGTTCGTGAATACAGAAAGTAGGAGGGCCAAATGGACCTACACAAAGTCTATCTCGTGGTCTTCCTGCTAAAGCTGGGACTGGTGGTCTGGCTATGGGCTATTAGACGATGAGTTTTGACTGAAAAATGTGAGACCTCATCTAATATAAAGAGCGAGCCAAAAGCCCCCATAGCCTGACCTGAGCCTGAAGTGGTCAACAAAAACTGGCCACCGAGTTAGAGTTTTTCCAGTATCGATTTTCCGATTCGTTTGGGGGTAACCCACCGTTATATTCGTGCGGTCTTAGTGCGCTGTAATATCCAACGATATAGTCCGTTATGGCGTGAGCTGCCTCGCTGAAGCTTACGTAACCCACCACCGGCATCCATTCGTTCTTCAGACTCCTGAAGAAGCGTTCCATTGGGCTGTTATCCCAGCAGTTTCCGCGCCGGCTCATACTCTGTCTGATCTGGTATCGCCACAATAACTGCCGGAACTGCCTGCTCGTATAATGACTGCCCTGATCGCTGTGGAACATCACCCCGCCGGGCTTACCACGGGTTTCCCATGCCATTTCCAGCGCTTTCATGGTGAGCCTGCTGTCCGGCGAGAACGACATGGCCCAGCCCACTGGTTTTCTTGCGAACAGGTCGAGAACAACGGCGAGGTACGCCCAGCGCTTACCCGTCCAGATATAGGTCACATCACCGCACCACACCTGATTTGGCTCGGTCACGGCGAACTGCCTTTCAAGGTAGTTAGGGATAGCAACATGTTCATGACCACCACGTTTATACCGGTGAGTCGGCTGCTGACAGCTGACCAGCCCCAGCTCTTTCATGAGCCTGCCAGCAAGCCAGCGTCCCATCTGGTAGCCTCTCCGGGTTGCCATTGTGGCGATGCTTCTTGCTCCGGCCGAACCGTGGCTGATGCCATGTAGCTCAAGTACCTGACTGCGTAATACAGCCCGTCTGCCGTCTGGTTTTTCAGGACGGTTTTTCCAGTATCTGTAGCTGCTGCGATGAACCCCGAACACATGGCAGAGTGTGACCACAGGATAATGCGCTCTGAGTTTCCCGATTATCGAGAACTGTTCAGGGAGTCTGACATCAAGAGCGCGGTAGCCTTTTTTAATATTTCATTCTCCATTTCAATGCGTTGTAGCTTTTTCCTGAGCTCACGGATTTCAATTTGTTCCGGGGTAATGGGGGAGGCTTTTGGTGTTTTGCCCTGACGCTCATCACGCAGTTGTTTGACCCATCTTGTCATTGTGGAAAGGCCAACATCCATAGCTTTGGCGGCATCTGCCACCGTGTATTTCTGGTCAACAACCAGTTGAGCGGATTCGCGTTTAAACTCTGCGCTAAAATTTCTTTTTTTCATTGGAGCACCTGTGTTGTTCTGAGGTGAGCATATCACCTCTGTTCAGGTGGCCAAATTCAGTGTGCCACTTCAGCCAGACCAAAAGGGCCGGGTAGTCAGACCGTGAGTTCTATTCCTTTAGAGGGAATATTACGTGCTTCAAGTCTTGACCTTCTATCTCTAAATGTGTGACTATCACTACAACCAACTGGATTCACCTGTCTTTAAGAAACAATAGGTTAGCTGGTTGTCTTCGATTTGTCGTAGGCTCCCGCTGCCCGCTCCAGTCAGAGTCTTTCAGTCTGCGATGATGGGAAATCCCGGAGTGACTGAAAGACGTTTAAGTTATGAATGATCGCCTTTTTTTGCAAAATTGCTGTGCAGAAATACTAACCTTCGGGCGTGCGATCATTCATAAGCACTCTGCTTTTATTCCGATTAACTGTGGGTGGTTTGTTGGATAGAGTGCTTTCCTTACTGTATATATCGTTTCGCCCGCTTTTGCGTTTTTTTCTTTTCAAATCCCTTTCATTTCTCAGTGTAAAACTACGCCATCCGTTATTTGCGGAGGTGAGGCTATGAAATCCATGGACAAAATTTCAACGGGCATTGCCTACGGCACCGCCGCCGGCAGTGCCGGCTACTGGTTTTTGCAGTGGTTGGATCAGGTCAGTCCATCACAGTGGGCTGCGATTGGTGTGCTGGGAAGTCTGCTTCTGGGGCTTCTGACTTATCTGACGCAAAATAAGAGAAGATAAGCGTAAGGCTGCGAGAGGTGAATAATGTCGCCATCATTACGCAAGGCTGTTGCAGTTGCTATTGGTGGCGGGGCTGTTGCTATAGCATCTGTGTTAATCACTGGCCCAGGTGGTAACGATGGTCTGGAAGGTGTGAGCTACATACCATACAAAGATATCATTGGTGTATGGACTGTATGTCACGGACACACCGGAAAAGACATCATGCCTGGTGAGGTGTACTGGCAATAGCGGACACTACCATTTGTTCTTTTTTTAAGCAGCCATCTGATGATATTTTTCCCTGAAGGCTGCCGGGGAGATATTCCCCAGACGAGAGTGACGACGCTGACGATTGTAGAAAATCTCAATGTATTCCCGTATTACTGAGATGGCTTCATCCCGGTTATTAAAACGATAGTGGCTCAGGCTCTCATTTTTCAGCGTTCCCCAGAAGCTTTCCATCGGAGCGTTGTCGTAACAGTTACCTTTACGCGACATTGATGTTTTCAGACCAAACTGCTCCTGTATGACCCGGTAATCGTATGCGCAGTACTGTGAACCTCGATCAGAGTGGTGGATTAGCCCGGCAGGTGGGCGCTGGCTCCTGAGCGCCATAAACAGGGCTTTACCTGTCAGCTCTTTTGTCATGCGCTCTCCCATGGCGTAGCCGACAATTTCACACGTATAAACATCTTTGATGCCAGCGAGGTACAACCATCCCTCCTGTGTGGCAACATACGTCAGGTCCGCCACCCAGACCTGATTTGGTGCTGTAGGAGCGAACGTCTGGTTCAGCAGATTTGGCGCAACTGGCAGATTGTGGTTCGGGTTCGTAGTCGCTCTGAACTTGCGTTTCTGCTTACAGCGTAGCCTCAGCTCCTTACGAAGACGTGCCAGTCGGTCACGACCAACGATGATGCCATTCTCTGCCAGCTCCGTCTGGAGCCGCCGGGTTCCATATGTTTCGCGAGTGCGGATATGTGCCACCTTAATCTCCAGTTTTAGCCGCTCATCACTTTGTTTTCTGTCTGAGGGTTCATGCTGTACCCAGTTGTAATAACCGCTCCTGGATACACCAAATACCTGACACATCGCTTCAATGGGAAATTGTTGTCGCCATTGTTCGATTAACGCGTATTTTTCAGCGACTCCTGTGCAAAATACGCTGTTGCTTTTTTTAATATATCTCGCTCAAGGCGAGCTTCATTTAACGCCTTACGCAGTTGCAGAATTTCAGATTCCAGTTCAGCCACCGTGCGGGAACCAGGAGTACCGAGCCCTTTTCTGGCGGCGGTAACCCATTGTCCTAAAGTGCCTTCAGGAAGGGATAATCGGGAAGCGCCTTCACTGATCGAAAGTTGATTTTCAAGAACCGTTCTGACAGCTTCGGCTTTGAACTCTTTAGAGTAACGGTAAGCGCCCCATCAGCGACGTCTTGTGAAAATTGTCCTGTCTGGCAACAATCGCGCCCATCTATATTGATGGACACGAACGATGAATTCCCAGACAACAAAAGATATTCCCTGCTTCCGTTCTTATTTGCCTGATGCCCTGCGTTTAAGATTTGAAGATAAACTGACCATCCGGGCCATCGCTCAGCGTCTGGGTCTCAGTCATTCCACAATACATACGCTTTTTCAGCGATTTCTTGCATCCGGTATCGCATGGCCATTGCCCGATTCAGTTTCATTCGCTCAACTTGACGCCATCCTTTATGCCAACAGAAAGAAGGAATTAACAGAGCCTCAAATCAGAGAAGGCTCATGGCGAAAAGAACGGCGAACCAGCTATAGCCGTGAATTTAAGGTCCGTCTGGCTAAGCAGGCGTTACAGCCTGGGGCTGTTGTTGCCCGGATCGCCAGAGAACACGATATCAATAATAACCTGCTGTTTAAATGGAAAAGCCAGTACGAGGACGGCTTACTGAGCGATGATGACATACAGGAATGCATGCCTGTCCCGGTGGCACTGACTGATACGCCGGAGCCGACCAGACCAGTTACAAATCCCTTCTGGCGTAACAAGCATGATGAGCGCCCTGAGGGGGCTCCCGGAAACGTCCCACGGTGCGAGCTGCATCTTAAATCAGGTGTGGTAAAACTGTTTGACCCTCTCACTCCGGAACTGTTACGGGCGCTAATCCGCGAAATGAAAGGGGGTATCCGATGATAACGCTGCCGACCGGTACCAAAATCTGGATCATCGCTGGCATCACAGATATGCGTTGTGGCTTCAATGGCCTGGCTTCGAAGGTGCAGAACACGCTGAAAGATGACCCGTTCTCCGGGCATATCTTCGTCTTCCGGGGCCGCAGTGGCAAAATGGTGAAAATACTGTGGGCCGATCGTGACGGGTTATGCCTGTTCGCCAAACGCCTGGAACGGGGCCGCTTCGTCTGGCCGGTGACCCGGGAAGGGAAAGTGCACCTGACGCCAGCTCAGTTATCCATGCTACTGGAGGGGATCGCGTGGCAACATCCCAAACGGACAGAACGGCCTGGCATCCGGATATAACCCGTGATAAAACAAGGGAATGAACAATGAACTCCCCGATGATATTGAGCTGCTTAAAGCCATGTTGCGTAAGCAACAGAGTCGGCTTCGACAGTATGCCTGTCAGGTCGCGGGCTATGAGCAGGAAATTGAACGGCTGAAAGCGCAACTCGACAGGTTGCGTCGTATGTTGTTCGGCCAGAGTTCAGAGAAAAAGCGTCATAAGCTTGAAAATCAGATCCGACAGGCAGAAAAACGACTGTCGGAACTGGAAAACCGGCTGAACACAGCCAGAAATCTTCTGGAAGATGCATCGTCAGTCACAGATTCACCTGACACCAGTCCCCCGTCAGAAAACCCGATCGCCAGTAAGCCTGAATTCCCGGGACGAAAATCTTCACGAAAACCGCTGCCGGCAGAACTTCCCCGGGAGACACATCGCCTTCTGCCTGCTGAAACCAGTTGCCCGGCCTGTGGAGGTGTTCTGAAAGAAATGGGGGAAACAATCTCAGAGCAACTGGATATCATTAATACCGCCTTTAAAGTTATCGAAACCATACGTCCCAAACTGGCCTGTAGCCGGTGTGATGTCATCGTTCAGGCACCACTTCCCCCTAAACCGATCGAACGCGGTTATGCCAGTGCAGGGTTACTTGCACGGATCCTGGTCAGCAAATATATGGAACATATCCCTTTATATCGCCAGTCAGAAATATACGCGCGACAGGGCGTGGAGCTGAGCCGTAATACCATGGTGCGCTGGGTATCAGAAATGGCAGACAAACTCCGTCCTCTGTATATAGCGCTGAATGACTATGTTCTGGAGGCAGGAAAGGTGCACGCAGATGACACTCCGGTGAAAGTACTGGCCCCGGGGAACGGAAAGACGAAAACGGGTCGTCTGTGGGTATACGTCAGGGATGATCGTAATGCGGGTTCATCCCTGCCGGCAGCCGTCTGGTTCGCGTATTCGGCAGATCGCAAAGGAGAACATCCGCAGCTCCACCTGGCAAAGTATCAGGGCGTACTGCAGGCTGATGCCTATGCAGGTTATAACGTACTGTACGAAACGGGCCGGGTGAAGGAAGCCGGGTGCCTGGCCCACGCCCGCCGAAAAATCCATGACGAGGATGTGCGCCGTCCGACAGAAATGACTCAGGAAGCGCTCAGACGGATAGCAGAGTTATACGACATAGAAGCGGAGATACGTGGCAGTCCGGCAGAGGAACGGCTTGCAGTCAGAAAAGCCAGAAGCGTCCAGTTGATGCAGTCGTTGTACGACTGGATACAGTTGCAGAGGAAAACGCTGTCGAAACATGCGGAGATGGCGAAGGCGTTCGACTATATCCTGAATCACTGGAATGCGCTGAACGAGTTCTGTCGTGACGGCTGGGTGGAAATAGACAACAACATCGGTGAAAACGCGTTACGATCGGTGGCGGTTGGAAGAAAAAATTATCTCTTTTTCGGCTCAGACAAGGGAGGAGAAAGTGCGGCGATCATCTACAGTCTGCTGGTCACCTGCAAACAGAACGAAGTGGAGCCGGAGGACTGGTTGCGCGAAGTGATCGAGAAGCTCAATGACTGGCCGTCGAACCAAGTGCATGAACTGCTGCCCTGGAACTTCTCGTCTGTAAAATAATCCTTACGCTACGTACTTCTCGGGGCGCTTACGGTGCAGGCGCAGGTCGATCGCAACGATGAGATTTATCGCCGTCAGCGGGAGCTGAAGGAAGAGCTGAATAGTCTGAAGGATTTGAATTCGGTTAGGAATTTTATCGTGGAATAACAGAAGCTGCGGCACGTCGTATGCAGGAACGTGCCGCGGTTGGCTGGTAAACTTTCGATAGTGCGAGTATTGAATGATTTCTAGGCGTTATCGATTTTACGTATTTTTTGCATGATAGAATTCGTACCTCCTCCCAACGACCTTCCATGGCTTTCCGGACTTCTGTAGGCTGGCGGACGATGCTGTCCTCGGATGTTGTGCTAATTGGGTGATAACAGATCCTGTGTATGGGCGTTTCCCTTTGTGCGTGCGTTGATGCTGGTAACGGTAAACGTCATGATGAACACGACCGCGAATAAGACGACAATCGTCGGAGCTGGTGCGCTGTCGATAAAAAAGGACAGCCAGACACCAGTCATTGACACTATTACCGATATGCCAGTCGCCAGTAGGAGCGCAATATGAAAGCGTTGTGTCAGGAGTACTGCAATGGCGCCAGGCGCAATGAGCAGAGAAATAGAGAGAATGATACCTACTGCTTTCAGCGTCGCCACAATGGTCAGGGAAACCATGCACAGCAGCCCATAATGCAGCCATCTCGTATGCAAACCGCTTACCTGCGCCTGTTGATAATCAAAGCTGAACAGCAAAAAATCCCGCCATTTTACGCTAATAACAAGTGTAACCAGCCCGGCAATAATCACCGTCTGGATTATATCGCCGATGGTTATCCCGAGCATGTCGCCGAAAAGAATATGGTCAAGATGTACGTCTGGTTTAATTGCAATATACAAGATCAGACCTGCGGCAAACATGCCAGAAAAAACAATCCCCATAACTGTATCTTGCTTGATTCGGCTGTTGTCTTTCAGGTATCCCGTCGCCACCGCGCAGAATACTCCGGCGACGAATGCCCCTGTAGCCAGAGGTAACCCCAGAATCCAGGTAAGCACGATGCCAGGAAAAACCGCATGACTCATCGCGTCACCCATCAGTGCCCAACCTTTCAGGACCAGAAAGACCGACAGCAGCGCACAGGGTATGGAAACTACCAGTGAAATCAGCAGTGCGTGACTCATAAAGGTGAACTGCAGTGGCTCCAGTAATAATGCCATCAT